TCATGATCTTCGTATGCTGCCAATTCCCATGCCTCGTCATACTGTTGCTTCAATAAGCCAATCCGCTCCATGCCCTGCGGAATCTTGCCAGCGATGTAGTACGACAGACCAGCCGCCATACAAGGAATGAATCTAAACGGCACGTCCATGATGTTCACACCGCCACCTGCGTCCTGCGTGCGGCGTAGACGCCAATACACAAATGTATATGGTTGCGAGTTGTCAGGGGTAGGCCAAACAGTTATGGCTGGCACTTGTTGCCAGTACACAGTAGCCGCAGCGCTGTGCCCTGTAGCGATCGTGTTTTGCTGACCACGGAAACAGTTGTACAACGTACCGCTGACAGCGTTTGTATTTTGAGTTATATACCCGTAATTGATAATCTCATCATCAATCTTTACAAACCCAGATGCGGGTAAACCCGTAACATCGCTCAACACGATTGTGTCTGATGTATCTGTAATTGTTGTGGTTAGCGTAGAAGAAACAGGGCTAGTCTGCCCGTTGTAGCGCTGAATCCAAACCTGAATAGGTCTGGCTTGGGTTAACTTGTTCGGGATCGTAGCGTAGGTAGAAACGCTAATCCGCGTGATTGTCAGGTCGGCTTGGTGAGCCGTGTTGTTTGCATCTGTACGAATCAGAGGCTCAAGCAAGTCAATCGTATCGTTTGGCAGGGGGTATGTGTTCTGACCGGGAACGAGAGTGATAGACCCCGTCTCAATAGTCCACATATTGATGCCACGGTTTGCCCAATCAGCAAACATGATGTTGAGGCTACGACGTGCAGTACGCAGGTCGTATCCAGTACGCAGTTCACTACCGGCGCGTTCAAACGCCTCCTCGACCAACTCGGTGAGGTCAAGGTTAAAGCCATATGCGCCAGATGTATTAGCCATTATCTAAAGCCTGCTGTTTTCTTTGCTATGCCTTTAGGCTGTGCTACGAATTGTTTTCCGGCTTTTTTGCCAGCGCGTTTCGCACGCGTTGTCGCAGCGTACTCAGCAGGGCTGAGACTCTTGATCGCAGCTTCTGGAAGGTATCGCTCACCTGTTTTACTAGACGGTTTTCCACTTTTGGTTCTCCATTTTTGGTCACCCCAGTTTTTTAAGGACTGCTGTGGCGCTTTAAGTGCCATTTCCATAGCTCCCAAACGCTTCTAAATATTCTAATGCGTTATGTAGTACTGCGGGATCGTCTTTAAACATGCCCAAAGCACGATTACACTGCTTACACAATACACCGCGAAACTCTCCGGTATCGTGGTTGTGCGGTAGCCCCCGCCCGCTGCTTTATATTTTTTAGCAACTAATTGGCTTTTACGTGCTGACCATTGTCCTGCACCTGTGCCCTGCGTTGCTGCGGCCTTCACCTGAGACACAATCCGCTTGCGCAGACTGGGTTTTGTGTAGTTACCAGCGGCGTTAACTGTCCCGCCCTCAGCGTACTGTGTAAAGTCGGTGTCATCCCTTCGGGCAGTTCTTTTACCCTTGGGCATCGTGGAGGGGCTGATAGCGCCCATACCGCGGCTGGCCATCATGGTTTAACAAATCTTTCCACGGGTCTTGCCTTTAACAGCAATACCGTCAGCGCGTGAGGAAGCTGAGCCACCATTAGCCATCTTTTTGACTTTACCGCCACGTTTCATGGCTGACGCACCGGCACTTACTTCTTCGTCTCGTGGCTTAGAACCACCACGGCCACTACCACCAGCAAATTGGCCTAAATCTCCGTATCCGGGGGCTGCATAGCGCCCTTCATCAGAGTCTTTACGTAAACGTTGAGCCGCTAAAGTAGGGCCTAAACCCCGTTCCATTGAATACCCTTCAGGGCTAATAGCGCGATCTACGTACTCTTGATCGCGTTTAATTTCATCGGCGTCTTGTTTGGCTTTTTGAGGGCTTATTTTGCCTAATGTGCCTTTCATAGTATTCCCCTTAGCAGGCTTTGCCGCCCATTTTCATGCCAATCATCTTGCCTTTGGTCTTGCCTTTTTCAGCAATACCGTCTTTGCTAGGGGCGGCTGTTTTAACTTTACCCATAGCCATACCGCCACCAGCCATTTTTTTAGCAGGGGCGCCTTTTTTCTTAGCCATCATTGCCATGAAGCCGGGATTCATCTTAGCCATAGTATCACCACCTTTATTAAAGAAAGCCGATTTACCGTGATCGGTTTTAGGCTTATTCACCTTCTGAACATCTGGACGAGTACGCCCGCCAGAACCAAACTTCTTACCCTTATCCGCTTCGTCAAAATCTTTTCCGACGCTTTGCGGGACTCCTACTTTCTTGGCAAACTTTGGACTATTAGCCACAGCCGCCATGAAATTGTGTTGCTTCTTACTTGTGCTAGGCATCACTTGCCTCCTGAGTACCAATGCACGAGTTGAACTACCCCCGCCCCAACAGTACCGCTTGCACCTGCCAACAGCATCAACATTCTCCAACCACCTTTGGCCTCAGACAAAGTCTTGTCAATAGCCGTCAGCGTTGCTTGCATGGTTTTCATGTTTTCCAACATTTTGTCCATGTCATCTTGCAGATGTCTAATGTCAGACGCATGCGTGGCCAATTCACGGGCGGTTTGGATAGCATCTTCGGTCATACCATCCGCCCTTTTGTCTTGCCTTTTGTAGCGCAGCCATCAGCCGCAGTCACATAGCCACCATCTTTACAGTTCCACGCCCTCAAAGACTTATTGATCCTTGAATCCGGATCGTTGGCTGTCTTTGCGCTGGTCAGCTTCTTCTTCATGCCTTCCATACGGGCGCAGAAAGAGTCGCGGCGTTTGCCGCCCTCTGGTTGAGGACGCTTCAGCCCCGGCTTGCCGGGATTGGCTGCATTGTAAGAAGCCCGTCCTTTGGCGTTCAAGCCGCCCTTCTCGGACTTCCCCTCTTTGCGTTGCCATGCTGGGGACTTAGCCATAGAACACAACTGCCGTAGTTGCAGCACCGGACACAGTTACATGTATATCCGTCAGGCAAAGAACACCTTCACCGGGTATCACCACATTAAAGGGGGTTCCAGCAGCGGTTGTCGCAGTAGAAAATACCACCGTACCGCTTGCGCCACCATCTCTTATTACCACAGTGCCTGCGGCAGAGCCGGGAGTTACAACAACACCTTTTAAACGGGTTCTTCCACTAAAGGCAGTAGCCGTAGCCGCTACGTAAGCACTCTTAACGTCTGTCTGCATCATAATCAAGCTCCTTTAAAAACGGGGCTAAAAGCCCCTTGGGTTGATTAGGCGGTACGAGTGAACACGTACGCTGTTGCGCTTGAGAACATAATCGTAAAGCGACCAATACCGGTTGCGCCAGCAGCAATTGTCAAGTCGCCAAAGCTACCAGCAGTGTCAGCGGCAGCGGTAGACAAAATACCGTTGGTGGCAACAGCAATAGTTACAGTTGATGCACCGGCGGTGTTATCAACATACAAGTCCAGTACAGTACCAGCGGTAGCGCCCAAGGCTGCGCCAAGCAACGTGCCAGTAGGCAAAGTGATGGTTGTAGCGGCGGCGGAAGTAGAAGTGATGTAGCCAGTTGCAACTTGGGCTGCGGTGGCTGTAGCTGTTGCGTTAATCGCAGCAGTTGTTGGATGATTTTGATCTGTAAAAACCAAATTGGTGGTGTTCAAATCTGTAACGACGGTGGTAGCACCAAACGTAGCGTCAACAGTAACAGCGCCAGTGGTGGCGTTGATAGAAATGTCTTGAAAGCCATTCTCGGAACGAACTGGGCCGTTAAACGTGGTATTTGCCATGATTTTTCCTTACATGCAAGTTAGGCGTATCAATCTGCATGTCGTCAGCCGGGACTGTTTGATACACCGGAAAGCCCGGATTGAGAACAATATACACCAAAAGAAAAAGGGGCACAAGGCCCCTTTTAAAATATTTCCAAAGAAATATTAGGTTGAACCGGGGGAGCCAAAGACGCCCAATGGATCAGAGAAGCCGAAGCTGTAACGCTCACGGGCTTTGTAACGAACGTTACCTGTATCAAAGTCACCGTCCATGCCAGTAGTCAAGGCCATACGCTCAAAGTGCTTCAGGCCGTTAGGAACGTCTGTGCACAAGAACCAAGCATTGGTGTCTGTCAGGTAGTGGTTAATTGTGTAACCTTCAGGGATTGAACCGTTGTTCTTCAACGCGTTGATGTCGTTGTCAGCGGTACCAACACGAAGGTTAGTCTCGAGCAAACGAGTAGCAACGAACTGAAGTGCTGGAGGCACAACCAATTTTCTTGGCTTAGCAGCAATCAGCAAGCCGCGCTCATCAGTCCAAGCAGCGATCTGAATCACAGCGTTTTCCAACGATGTTTCATTCAAGTCAGAGTTGGTTGAAGGACGGTTACTGTTGGTACCACCAGAGATCAGGGGGTGCGCTGTAGAGAACAGAGCAACACCGTCGCCGCCAGCATAAACACCGCCTGTGAAGCCGTTGTTTAAGACAGATGCAGCTTTAACCTGCTTGGTGTAAGCCATAGCACGAGCCAGACCCTTGGTGTAGCGAGCAGACAAGCTGTCGTACAAGTTATCTTCAACCGCTTCTTCAGTGATTGAGAAACCCAAGGCGATGGTTTCGTGGTTATAGCGAGCCGTGAACGCTTCCTGCGCATTGTCATAAGCAATGGCAGAACCCTCGTTTTTGACTGGAGCCGCAGAGAAGCCAGACAGTTTTGTCTCTTCTTCGAAGCTACGCTCAGATTTCTCTGTTTCGTAGATTTCTTTGTGCTCTTCGCCGTAGGTGGCGTACTGCAAGCCGAACAAAGCGTTCAGGCCGGGGAGCAGTTCTTTAAGTAGTTGTGCGCGTGAAATAGCCATGATTTATGCTCCTTATACGCCAGTTGAGTTGTTGTACTGATGCATAGTCGCATTGATCTTGACAATAACTTCAGGGAAGTTATCAGCAGCAGTGGCGGTATCCCGCACTACGTCAATGATACGAATAGGCAAAGTATTGGTTGTGGCGGTGCTGTCCAGAATAGCTACGGCAGAGTTACCTGACGTGGTGCTACCTGCGTTCTGTACCAACGTGGCGTTATTTCCGATGGCGGAAATGCCAACACCAGAGATAACAGTTGTGCCAGACACAACAGCAACTTGGAACAACGTATCAGGATCATCAGCGACCACAGCAAAAATCTGCGTGCCAGACTTAATTGCCTGACTTGCTGGATAAAACTGTTGTTGCTGGACTTGACCAGTTGAACTGTTAGTAAAACTTACGCCTAAGAAAATACCGACGGGCGTGGCAGTTGTTGTGCCAGTGTCCTTTTCGATAGTGCCGTCAGACACGCGTTTTACCAAGTCACCATAGAAAATGTTAGTAGCGTAGCCACTAGCAATTTGCATCAAACGGGTTGAACCCGCAAATACCTGTCCACCTATTAGGTTTACAGGCTTTAGACCGTAAGGGGCCGAGACTGTAGGATAAGCCATAAAGACTCCTGTTTATTTAGAACCAGAACCAAACCCTGTTCCGCGACTTGTTGTTGACTTGCGGTCAGCAAACAAGGGCATCCGAGGATCACTATTTCGCATGAAATGATTGTCAACTGAATCCATCTGGTTTTGAGCTTGCTTTTTGTAATACTCATCACGGGCTTCAACGCGTTCCTTGGGGGCTTTGCAAAGCATCAGTCCACCAATTTCCACATTGCCGTTTGCGTTGTTACCAAACAAGGCCAATTCTGGATGATCCACTGCTTTCACCGGCTCATAACCATCGCGCATCTGTAAAGACACGTTGTTGGCTAACGGCTGACCTAGCACATGAGTCGCTACCCAGCGAAATATGTAATCTGGATCAGGTGTCGGATCGGGCAGGTTGCTCGGCGGTACATATACTGCACGAACAGATTTATCGCGTGTTTTTAAATCACGTGTGATGCGGTCAATAGTATCAGCCATTTTGTTTCTCCAATTTTGCTAATTCAACAGCGTATTGCTGTGGGGTTAATCCAAATTTTTTAGCCAAGGCGATTTGCGTTGGCGACATTTCAACTTTTCTTACCCCAGACGATCTAGTCGCGGAAGCAACTACTGTTGCAGCTTTTTTAGAGCCATCAACCGATTTAGGCTTTTCTTCCTTCCCAAATACTTCTGGAAAAGTTGATTTAATGCGAGCATCAATGCGCTCGAAATATTCGTCAGAGCGAGGGTCAACCCCCGAGTTCACTAGTTTTTGATGCAGCCCTAGAGAAAAGCTGGTTAATTCTTCATACCCCGGTTGACCGAACCACTGGTTTTTTGCTTGCCAGCGCAAGGTTTTATCGTCGATCTCTTGCCGGGGTGGAGGAGATGACCTGATTTGTACATCAATATCATCTTGTTGTAAAGGGGTAGGTCTAAAGTTTTTTGCAGCTTCTACACGCATCTTAGCGTCTGTCATGGCCTCTTGTGCCTCTAACAGGGCATCAGAATCACCTGCTTCGTATGCTTCTTTGTACTTACGCTTGGCATTTTCAAGCTCAGCATGTGTTGCCGCCTTGATTGTTTCAGAATAAGTCTGTTCACCCGTGCTTACGTGCTGTTTGAGGCGTTTATTCTCCTCCAAGATGTGTTGCGCAATGCGCTCCAACTCTTGTTTTTCACGCGCAAGGGCTTCTTTGGCACGGCGCTCGTCATGACGGGCGTGTGTTAGCTCGTTAATGCGCTTTTTAACGCTGTCAGTGTAAGAATCAAGCTCATCATCTGACGGATCATCTACTTCGCGTCCCAAGGGCCTCTTACCCCTGTCTTCTTTTGGAGTATCGTCAACAATTTCTATCTCAATTTCAGTACTTTCGTTCTCAATTTCTACTGATTTTGAGTTATTTTCATCGACTTCATCAGGAAATTTATATGCTTCTGGCATTTTTAATCCTTTCAAGCGCGGGTTAAGCCGCGAGGGTCTTGCACAACAGCATCAACTTGGTCGTCGTTGATGAGACGGAACTCTTTGCCAAAGATTTTGAATCTTGTGCCAGAGTAAGTACGTACTAAGACGAAGTCACCTTCTTTACACCATGCTCCGTTAGGAAACTTGGTGGTGTCGTTGTACGCATCGGGGCCAACTTTTAAAACAAACAACACGGTGGTAGCGTGTTCTTCTTGGCGCATAAACTCAACTGGTTTATACAGGCTTGATCCTGCAATCTTTTCGTCAACATCTGGCACAGCGCAAAGAATCTTCCAACCCGTGGGGATAGGAAGTTGCGTGGCTTTTTGCTCATCGCTAGAGTCAGGTTCAGGTGCATCCAAAGCTTGGATGGGGTCAGGCAGTGCAAAAGCACCGGGGGAAAGATCAATGTCACTCATCTGATTCTTCAACTTTCTGTGCAAGGTCGATTAGATAACGCTCTGCAAGGGCTAGACCCTGAATAATCCCGCAGAGTTTTTGATACTCTTCAAATGTGCGACACCCCCCACCAGCCAAATCATCGGCATAGTTGTTCATGTCGGTGCGTATTTTTTCGCGCAATACGCGTACGAAGTCTTGGATCATGATTTAGGTTCCGTTGGTGGTTGGTTTTGAGATGCGCTTTGCAGTGCGGCGGTACGCGCTTGTAAATCAGCTTGTGCTTTACTTTTTGCGATGTCGATCCCGATCTCCAAACCAGCACGTTCTTGTTCAAACTGTTGCTTAAACTGGCTCTCTTTGATTTGAGCGCCAACACGCATTGATTCCAACTCCAACTTGCCGCTGACTTCTTGCTCTTTCAGAGCTTGTGCGTCGGCTTTGGCTGCGGCATCTAGACTTATCTTCTGTGCCTTGAGTTCGATCTCTTTTCCTTTGAGTTGCAACTCTTGCAACTGCATCTGAACCACGGGGTCTTGTGCCTGCTGTTGTGCTTGCTGTTGTGCGGCCTTGGCTTGATCTTGCATGAGCACTTGCTGTGCCGCTTGCGCCATCATTCCAGACAAAGCAATCTCCACGTTCGGTGGCAACTTCTCGTCTTCGGGTGGCAGTGGCATACCCAGTTGTTGCTCAATCTTCTGACGC